GAAAATAAATGACAGATTTATATCGAATTATGCAAATATTTAACATTCAAGATTATGCAAAAGATTTATTGTTAAATTCTGTAACCAAAAGACAAATAGAAAGTGCAAGAAGTCTTTTAGAAAGAACTAATACAGAATTAAAAACGCTATACATCCCAACGCCAATTGAACATGTATAGCAAAATAAGAATTATTTATATAAATCCATATTACTGTTATTATACAGCAAAATGGTAGAAAGGTCAAGAAAATGGATGATTTAGAAGAAGAATTATTTATTGAAAATGATAATGAGGGCAACATCTTCGAACTAATAAATGAAGAATGTTATTACGATGATATATGGAGGGAAGAAAATGGAATCGACTAAATATGAAGAAGTAATTGCTAGATATACAGATACACAATTACTTTATGAAGAAACAATTATAGATGAACAAGAGACAATCCTATATCAAAAAAAGAAGGCAATAAAAGAAGAAAGAAAAAGAAGGTTGAGGGATAAATAATGGATTATTTAGATCTAAAAGATAACAAAAATAATTATTATGGAGGTAATTAAAATGTTAGCAAAAAAAGCAACATTAGATGATGTTAATTTAAAAATTATGGTTTGGGGAGAAAGTGGAAGTGGAAAAAGTAGATTTGCATTATCTGCACCAAATCCAATAGTAATAGATTTAGAAGGCAGTACAAGACTATATGCTGAACAATTTGATTTTTATAAAGCAGAAGTGGACAAGACTGATAGTAGGGCAAGCAATTCAGCAGTATTAACAGTAAATTTAATAGAAGAAATATTAAATGGAGAATATCCAGATAGAAAAACATTAATAGTAGACCCTATAACTGATTTATTAGATTGTATTGAAGATGTAAGTGCAAAAAAATATGAACAAATGATAGGGAAAAAAGTAGGAGACTTAAATCAATTACAAAAAACAAAATGGTATGCATACAGAAGGGAAACAGCTAGAACAGTATTAAATCAACTAAAAGATGTTCCTATGAACTTAATATTAGTTGCAAGAGCAAAAAGTATGTGGGACACAAAAGATGGTAAAATGCAACCTGTAGGACTTACATATGATGCATTAGATATAGTTGAATACTTAATGGACGTAGTAATTCAATTAGAGAAAAATGGAGAAGAAACTAGAGCAATAGTAAAGAAATCAAGAATAGGAAATTTACCGAAAATATTAGATGTAAAAGATTATACATCAATAGAAAATGCATTAAAAGGTAATAAGTTAGCAAAAGAAAATTAAGAAAAAAGGTGGGAGAAATGGAAAATTCAAGTTATATAAAACTATTTAGAAAATTATTAAATTCTCCCATTTTTGAAAATGAGAAAGCATTGAAAATTTGGATTTGGTGTTTATTAAAAGCAACACATAGAGAAAGAGAACAATTAGTTGGAAGACAAGTAGTACATTTAGAAAAAGGACAATTTGTATTTGGAAGAAAAAAAGCAAGTGAAGAATTAAAAATGAAAGAAAGGACTTTATATGATTATTTAAAGTTACTAGAACAGTTGTCAATGATACGGTATAAATTCCAACAACAAATTTTCAGTGATAACCGTTGAAAAATGGGAAGAATATCAAGTTGAAGAATTAAAAAACAACAGCAAAAACACAACAAACGCACAACAAACGCACACAAACAAGAATGTAAAGAATAATAATATATATACATCATCAAATGATGATGAATTAAAAAAACATTTTGAAATTATATGGGAGATATATCCAAATAAACTAGGAAAGTCGAAAGCAGAAAAATATTTCTTACAATGGGTTAAAGGAAGAAAGATAAATGGTAGAAATATAAAATTAACAGATAAACAAATGTATTTTGCTGTTAAAAAGTACAAGCTAGAATGCGAAAACAAAGATAAACAATATATAAAACATGGAAGTAGTTTTTTCAACGAAGCAATACTAGACTATGTGGAGGCTGAAAATGAATAGATTTGCAGAAATAAAATCCCTTTTAAAAGGGGAAGAAGTTGTAGCACATTATCTTGGAACTCCTAGTAAAAAAACTTATAAAGGTTATTGGTATAAAAGCCCATTTAGACAAGAAAAAACAGCTAGTTTTTATGTATCAGATAAAGGAATACATGATTTTGGAAGTAGTGAGCATTACGACATTATAAGTTTTGTTGCAAAATATTTTAACACAGATAATTTCAACGCATTGAAAATACTTTGTAATGATTTTGGATTATCCCTTTTAAGTGAAAGATTCAATAAAGAGGATATAAAAAGATTAAAAGCTGAAAGAGAAAAAGAACGAATAAAAAAAGAAAAAGTAACAAAATGGTTTAATAGCAAAATGCAAGAAATATGCGATGAAATTTTAGAAAATGAAAGATTGATAAAGGTATTTGAAACAACAGCTTATTTTGAAACACTAAGTCTTTTATATGACAAACAAGCAAAACTAGAAATAAAATTCAGCATAATGCAAGAAACAAAAGATATAGAAAAAATATACACAGGAGGCTAACAAATGGCAGAAAATAAAGAATTATTTTATAGGTTAGATGACTATAAATATACTGATTATCCAAAGGAAAGAGTATTATCAGGAATAAGAGAATTAGATTACAACACTAAAGGTTTTGAAATGGGTTGTATAACAATTTGGACAGGCTTTACAAATGCAGGAAAAACAACAGTAATGACAATGTTAGCAAAAAACACAATTCAGCAAGGAGAAAGAATATTCTTCTTTAATGGGGAGCAAACAAAAGAAGATTTTAAAAATAATTTATATATTCAATCATCACAGTCAAAAGATTTAATTCATAAACAATTCAAGAATAGTTGTGTATATGATACCTTTGTGAAAACTGAAAAAGCAGTATTACTAGATAAAATCTATGGTAACAAAATATACATATACAACAATGAAGCTCCAAGGAACATAGATACATTGATTAAAGCAATGGAGAAAATAAGAAATGAGCAAAAAATAAAAGTATTCTTTTTAGATAACTTTATGCAAATAGATATGAGGAGTGAAAATATATTTCAAGAACAAACAGAAACAATGGAAAAACTAAGAACATTTGCAATAAATAAAAAAGTACATATACATCTAGTTGCACACCCAAGAAAAATAGAACGATTTCAAACGAGGTTAAGTTTATACGACATTGCAGGAAGTAGCAATATAGTTAACAAGGCTTATAATATAATTTCGATTTTAAGGGTAGATACAATCCAAAAAGATAGTAAGGATTATGAAAAGCTACAAAAAGAGTTGTTAAACGAAAGATATAACATAGAAAATGTTGACACAGTATTAGAAGTGCTAAAAACAAAAGGAGAAAGATGTGGACTAGTAGGGCTTAAATATCTCAAAGAAATAAAAACATTTATAGAAAGTGACAAGATGTCCAATGTTGAGATTGAAAAGAAAATATATAAAAAAGATGACAAGGAGGAATTGCCTTGGTAGAAGAATTAAAAATGAAATATAACTATATTTTAAACCGATACTACAATGGCTGTAATTACATAGAGGCTCACCCAGATGAGTTTGAAGATTATATAAACATTGTGATGGGATTTAAAGGACAATTGGAAGAATTGTTAGCAAAAATAGAAAGTATACAGCTAGTATCTGAAGATGATATTTTAGGAGGGTTTAAAATATGCTAGAAATAAATAAAAAACAATTATTAAGTTTCAATGATATAAATAAAATTAGAATTTTAAAATACATAGCATTAGGCTTAATAAAATTCAAAGGAGAGTGAATAACAAATGAATAGAAAAACAAAGAAAATAGTTTATAAAATACTAGATACTGACGAATATGCAAGAGAAGATGATAATTATTTAATATTTAGGGTTTTAAATGAAATGACAGGAATAAATAAAGAAACAGGGATATGGTATGTATTAAATTCTATGAAATTTAAAGGAATAAGTTTTGAAAGTATAACAAGACATAGAAGAAAATGGATTGAATTACACCCTGAAATAAAAGTAAAGGCTAAAGAAAAAAGACAGGAAGAAGAACAAGAATATTATTTAGAATATGCGAGGAAAGTTTAATGAAGGATAGTTATCCACCTTTACGGTGGAATATGTGCAAAATGTTTAGGTTGTAACAGACTTGAACAAGAAGACTTCAAAGGAGTTTGGAGATGTGAATATTACATAGAGGAGGCTAAAGATGAACAAGATAGAAATACCATTTAGGTTACCTAGTTTAAATAATTATATAAACGAATGTAGAAAGAATAGATTTGCAGGAGCAAAAATGAAAAAAGAAGTAGAAAGCGATATAGGTTGGTATATAAACAGATTACCTAAATACAACAACCCTATTAAAATACACTTCTTATGGATAGAAGAAAATAAAAGAAGAGATTACGACAATATATGTTTTGCTAAAAAGTTCATATTAGACAGTATGGTAAAAGCGGGTAAACTAAAAGATGACAATAGAAACTTTGTAACAGGATTTACAGATGATTTTGAATATGGAAAATCAAGTAAAGTTATTTTAGAAATAGAGGAAGTGAGCAAATGATAACCAAAATGAAATTTGTAGATATAATAAATGAATTAAAAGAAGTTAATGACTTCGTAAACGAAACAAACGATAGAGCAAGAAAATTAAGTGATGCTGTAATGTCTGATTTCTTCAATGCACAGAGTTTATCAATATCACATGAAAACATAGTAGTAGAGCTTTTAGAAGATATGTTTAACGATTCTGACTTAATTGGTTGGTGGCTTTATGAACTAGATTATGGAAGAAAATTCAAAATGGGAGATTTAGTAGATAATGGAGTAGAAATAGACTTATCTACGTCAGAAAAATTATACGATTATTTAAAGGAGAAAAACAATGATTAAATTTTTATTAGGATTATTTATAGGAACATGGATAGGAATAATACTTATGTGCATATTCCAAGTAAATAAAATAAATGAAAAAGAAAATGAAATATGGCAACAAAGAGTTGAGATAGAAGATTTAAAAGAACAGTTAGATAGAGAAAGGATAAGAAAATGAAAGTAAATTATATAAAAACAATGGATTTTACATTTGAAGATGTAGAAATATTAAATGCAGATACAGAAGAAAAATTATTACATAAAATCAAAGAAAGTGAAATATTAAAAATAAGAAATGGTACTGAAACAGAATATATAAATCCTGATTATATAATGTATTTTAAGTTGGAGGATAAATAAATGAGAGCAATATTTTTAGATATAGATGGAGTGCTTAATAATCAATCACATATTATTGAATTGCATGATAATGTTTTAGGCAAAGAACAATATACTCAGCTTGTAAAAGATTTAGGAGAAATGCCTTTTGACTATAGAAGCTGTAGATTATTACAGGAATTAATCAAAGAAACTGATGCAAAAGTAATATTGTCCAGTACATGGAGAATAAGTAGTGAACTTATTAAAGGTATAGAAAAATATGCAGGGATAAAAATAACAGATATAACACCAAGATTAAATGATAAAAGAGGTAAAGAAATACAACAATACCTAAATGAACATAATGAAATTACTAATTATGTAATTTTAGATGATGATTCTGATATGCTAGATAGTCAACAAAAACATTTTATAAGAACTAATCCAAAGGTAGGTTTTACTATAATAGAAAAAGTAAATTGCAGAGCGATATTAGAAAGAGAGGATAAATAAATGAGTAAAGAACTAAAGGTAGTATATAGAGATTTTAAAGTAAAATATTCAGTAATACCTAATGAAATAGTATTACAGCCTAAATATAGTAGAGCTAAGAAAAAAGCAGATGATATAAAACTAACAAGAGATTATATAGGAAAAAAAGAAGATTATGAAAGGGAATAATAAAATGATTTTAGAAGGATTAAATAATTATTATAAATGTAAACAATGTGCTAAGCAATTTTTGTGTAAAGAATGCACAGGCTTAGTAAAGTTTTCACAAATAAAAGGTTATGGAATACCAGAAAGGAAAGAAAAATGATAGAAGTTGGAGAAATATGGAAAGACATTAATCGGATATGAAGGATTATATCAAGTAAGTAATTTAGGGAGAGTTAAAGCATTAGAAAGAATAAGAAATTGTAATAGGGGGTATGGAGTAATTAAAGAACACATTATGAAACAAACAAATAGTAGAAGTAAATATTATAGAGTACCATTAACCAATAAAGAACATATAAAAAAGTATTATTTAATTCATAGACTTGTTGCAATTACTTTTATTCCTAATCCAAACAATTACGGAGACGTCAATCATATAGATGGAAACAAATCTAACAATGTAGTTGATAATTTAGAATGGTGTACTAGAAGTTATAATATTAAGCATGCGTTTGATACAGGATTAAATCCAAGTAAAAAGAAAATAATTGAATATATAAATAACTTAGAAAAAAGAGTTGAAAAATTAGAGAGTATTGCTAGTATGGAATATAAAGTAAAGGAGTAGAAAAATGAAAATACTACTTGATAATAGAACAGAATTAAGTAATGAAGATATAGGTATTATACTAGATGATTTACAAGAAAGAGAAAAAGGAACAACACAGTATTATGGAAAATGGAAAGGCTATGAACTTGAGTTTAAAAATGGCAAAATAATAAAAATTGAAACAATGATTATGAAAAAATATTTTAAAGTTTTAATTATGGAGGAGTAAAGCCTATGAATGAAGAAGAAATAATAAATATATTAACTGATGATATAGTAGCTTTAAATGTAGGATACGTAAAATATGAAGAAGCAGTACAAGGTTTATTAAATTTATATAACAAAGAAAAAGAAAAGAATAAAAATGCAATAGATTTTATTAACGAAAGAAAGAAAACAGTAAATAAAGATATGGCAGAAGGAACTAGGTTGCAAGTTGGAACTTTTATGTGGCAAGTTGATGACCTTTTAGAAATTTTAGAAGAATAATAGGAGAAAGATATGAAAGTATTAATAGAAAATATAGGTTGTGATGATACAACTTCAACAATAATGGAACTAGAACAAAGCGAATTAGATGTTTTAATAAAATTTGCAAAAGCAAATAATAAAAATTCTAAATATGGGTGTCAACCCAATATAGAAATATATACAGAATTTGAATTAATTAAAGACGATGAAGATGATTATGGTTATTATAGAATTAATTATGAAAGTAATTTAATAAAGGAGTAAAGTATATGAATGATAATAGTGCTTATGAAAAAGAAATACTAAATAAAATAAAAGATATAGAAATAGCTTTAAGATATTATATAGACAAAAACAAAGAATTAGAAACAGATTTAGAATATTATAAAAATGCTTATGAAAACAGAGTAGATGAATTTATAAATAGAGATAGGTGGGAATAGATTATGAATGATATAGAAATATTAGAAGATATTATAAGTGAGTATAAAGCGACAGCAATAGAGTGGAAATTTGGAAATGTTCCAGTTCATCTTGATGAAAGAGATATAGAAGCCATAGAAAATCTAATACAAAGAAATAAAAACCTAGAACAAATAGAAAAAGAGCATAAAGAAGAAAATGGAAGGTTGAGGGAAGAAAATAAAATATTAAGACATGGACTAGAAGAAAACACAGAAGAAATAGATAAGCTTAACGTAATAATAGATTTAATGGCAGAACAATTAACAACACCAGTACACAATAAAAAATGGGTTATAGAATATTTTACAAATAAAGTAGAGGAGGATAAGTAGTATGAACATAGACACAAGACCAGTAGCAACAGATATAAGTTTATGCACACAAGAATTTTGCCCAAATAAATGTAGAAGATGGCATACTAATTGGAAACCTGCTTATTGGCAAAGCTACATAAGACCTTCAATAAAATATGATGAAATAGGTAATGTACAAGAATGTGATTTAAGAATAAAGTAGAGGAGGATAAGTAGTATGGATAAAGAAGAATTAAAAAAGCAATTGTTAAAAGTAGAAAAATCCATAAACAACATAGTAGATAATTTTGATGTAAAAATAGAATTAGAACTAGAAGAATATAGAATGTTAGGAGAAAAAAGAACTAAAAAGAGATATAAAGTGTATGGAGTTATACCAGAAGAATTTATTAGATAAGGAGGATATAAAAGAATGAAAGGTTATGAAATATTTAAGGGAATAGCAAATAAAGAAATAAAAGACGGCACACAATTTAGAATGCTTGAAGATGATAATATTTATACATATAGAAATA